CGCAAAAGCTGAGTTTAGTGATCCAAAAGTTGTTCCAAGAACAATTGTAAAAATTGAAAAATAATTAAATATTTTTTTCAACTTTTTGTCTAAATTAAAATATGCTTTCATTGTTATCCTATAAATAATTAATTATTTTTAATACTTATTAAAAATTAAAATAATATATATAAATATATATTATATAATGAATACTTCAGTTTCCGCGGTAGCCTCAGCCATTCAATCATTGCCTAATGGTGTTATGATTAACGTAGAAAAATCAGCTAGTGCATCGTCATCTGTAAGCCAAGAGGATGCTTATCAACAAGCATTTAAGTTAGCCAAACAATTGGCAGAAGAAGAATTGAAAAAAATTGTATCAAGTATCGAAGAAGGAAATATGACTTTAGTGCAAGGTCCAATGGGATTAACTGGTCCTCGTGGAAAAACTGGAAAAGCAGGAAAGGATTATGAAATACCTATTACTAAAACAGCATCACCAATATCAATTAGTGAGGATGCAAGATCTGTATTAGATAAATTGTTAAATGAAGATGAACCATCCACACCAGGTTTAATTACAATCGAGGAATCTGTAGTGGTTTATAATCAATTTAATGACATTTTTGGAAATTCAGGAGTTATGAAAGTTGAAGACAATAAGACTACGATCAATCCCGATCCAAGCGTTCCTGACAAATTAAATAACTTTTTAAATATAAATGAAGATAAGTTGTTGAAAATGATTAAAAATGAAAGTTTACGTGTCTCTACCAGATTAGGCCTTAATAGGGGACAGAATAAGGCCGGAGGCTTAATATCCGTAATATTCATTTTTACTGGTATTGCAATACTTGCACACGATTTTGATATAAACGATGATTAAGCATAACATCAGATAAAACAATAAGAACTAATTAAATTTATAAAATAGCTTCTAGGTCAACGAAATATAAAATTAAAATTAGCACTTATAAATTTAAACATTTAGATATTAGTTGGAAATTGATCATCCACGTAGTAAGATAAATTAATTATGTTTAGCAAAAACATAATTAAAGTACAAGACGGATCTCTAAATAGTGGAAGTCCATTTACGACTATAGATTAGATTAATAGATCCACTTTAATGGAGTACATTTTTTCAATTGTTTAGGAGGTTCAGACGTAATAAATTAGTTTAAAAATAAAAAATTAATTGATTTAGTTATAATTAAAATTTATTTAACGAATCGCAAAATACTTTGATTTCCCACTTTTTTATTATTTGTTTCGCGTAAGTACCTATCAAATAATAAAGCTTTTACTTCCTTTTTTTTGAGTTTTTCAATATATTCTTCTTGTTTTACTGCATCTGGATATTTTAATTTAATTGCTTCAATATCTTTTTTAAATTGACGCAGTTTCAATGTTTTATTTTGTTCCTTCCATATTTCTTCTATTATTATTCCATATAGTTGAAGTAATGGTTCCATAATCTGGTTACTTATGTAAAACGAATAATCAATTTCCAAATCATTTTCTTCAATGTAACTTGGTGTTTCTATCTTTTCTCCTTGAAGTGCTTTTTTATTTTCATTGACAATATAAATATAAGGAATTCGATCCCCTGAACTTGGTTTATTACCACTTTCTCTATCTCCTATCCTATCTGCCAATACTTTGTGAGCAATTTGTTTTGGGTTGGCATAATATCCATTTAATGATTTAGTAATTATTAATTTATCTCGACTTACATTACCATTTACTATTTTCTCCAAATTTTCCTTTACAAACTCTATACTTCGTTTTACGTTTTGTTCTTTCATTAAAATATCTATAACTCCTCCATATATATCTTTTACTATGGGTGCATTATCTCTTCTTTTTAAAACTATTCCCATTTCTTTTCGTTTCCCTTTATTTGGATCAGTCTCATACAATATACCTACGTATCTCTTTTTTGATAATAAACAAAATGGCATAAATGTTTTTTCATATTCGAAATCGTGAGGAGCTTTTAAAAATGAAGATACTAATTCGCAAGCTTCTTGGGCGATTAAAATCGACAACTCTAAAGCTTCTTTTCCAACAATGGGTTGTTTGGATATGGAATCTTTCAAGTTGAAATTAAAGAATACAGAATCAGTATCTCCATATATGTACTCTGCATTTGTGGTTATCTTACGTCCATTAATTTCTAGTTCTTTATTTTGGTAACATTCTTCAACGATTTTTTTTGCAAAAGTTAATAATAATCTACCTGTCGCTGTTGTAGAGGCTGCTATGTCGGGTTCATAAAACGAAGACGTGGGAGCACCAAGTTGACCATATAAAGAATTGGCAGTTACTTTATAAGCCAATTGCCTTTTATCTAATACATTTTTCATAAATTCATCAGATTGCTGAGGAATTAATTTTCGTGTTGCTTTTCTGGCTCCAAGAAGCTCCTCTAATATGGATGGCATAATAGCTTTCCCATCTTTAAATTGAGCAAATCTACATATTTTATGACCATTTTTGATTTTTTCCTTTTTGCTTTTTTCTGATTTTCTTACATATTTATAGGTATCAAATCTTACATCCACGTATTCATATTCTGTTAAATTATCATATTTAGCTTCACCTTCTGTATGTATTAAATTCCCTTCTAAGTCAAATGTTTTTGCTGAAACCTTACTACTTGGGCATAAATTTTCACTAAGCATAGAAGATGGGTATAGAGATGCAAAGTCACCCACACCGACTGGAGTATCTAAATATAAATCACATTTTGGATCTAAAACTATCGCTCCTTCATAACCATCATCATTACCTTTATCAATCACGGGCATAAGTGTATTTTTCTCTCTACATTTCTTAGCAACGTAACTAGTTAACTTTATTCCTTGTCCACGCAAAATTAAAAAGCTTAATGGTACGCTACATAATTTTGACATTTCTACAATATCTGTTATTACATCGACCTTATTAAAAAGGTGATGAACTAGGTTACAATCTTGAATACAATATTTCGCAATTAGACTTCTCTCTTTTGGCCCTTCATTGGTTAATCTGAATATATCTTTGGGCGAAACATCGTCTTTGGCCAAACCCCATTTTACTTTATTCGCCTGTGGGTTTTCTATTCCTTCTATACAAAACCATTTTTCATCTTTATTAACATCAATAACTTTGAATTTGGCATTGTTTTTGTATATATCAGTGGAGTGGTTTTGTAATTCAAAATGAATATAATTATCAATACTTAATCCAGTTAAGTTTTTACTGAAAATTTTAGTTTTATAATTGGGTTGATCTATTTCTATATCTGTAGTATAATCTCCAATAAAATGACTCGCAACAAAATCCAATTTATAAGAAGATAGATTTTCAGTTTTTCGAAACCAATTGTACATATCTACTTGAATTCTTCCATTCATTTTAATGTAATTTAATTCATGTGTTCCACTGGCTACAATAGTTTTACTTTTTTCAATTTCCCAAACTCCATATTCATTCATTTTTCCACATATTTCTTCTTTATTTCTTGATAATTGCAAAAAGTCTTCCAGACAATTGCATTCTTTAGCTCTAATAAACATAAACATGTAATCAAAACTAAAAATATTGTACCCAATAATAATGTCTGGTTGCTCACGTTGAACTAAATCTTTCCAGGCCAAAAGCAAATCTTTTTCGGAAGACATGCTTTCCACCTCTGTATTTAGTGCACCAGGAATTTGATCACATGAATTCAAGGCTAAACAATGGTTTAAATAGGGTTCTTTTTCTCCATATTTTTGAAATGTAGAACCTATGAAAGTAACCTTATCTCCTTCTAATGGAGGAAAAATCTCACGTAAAGATTTGTTTAATAACGATACTTTTGAATCTCGTTTTCGGTCCGAGTGAAAAAGAAGTTGATCAACATTATATTTCCCAGGGATCTTTGTAAATTTACTACGGAAATTAGAATATATATTTCCTTCTATTTCTTCTTCATCATTTAGTTTTATAAACAGATTTTCAATACTATTTTCGTTTCGATTTGAAAATTCGTCATCATCATATTGATAGTTTATCCATTTATCTATCAACAAATCAATTTCTTTAAGCGTAATTTTTTTCTTTTTCGTATATACTTTTTGTATGAATTCTAAATTTTGAAAATCAAAAGCAGCATGAATAATTTTTTTTAGAACAATTTCCAATTCATTGGATTTTACTTCTTTTGACTCTATATATTCCATTATATTGGAGGCTAGCTTTTGATAATCTTTCTTTGGGATAGGAAAATCACCATGACTAGAACTAGCTTCTATATCAAAACTCATTATTTTGTAAGGTACGGATGTTTCCTTATCATTAATAGGTCTTATATTCCCAACTGAACATTGGAATTCATAATCGCAACAAGAGATTTGATTTTGATGAACCAATTTAAATTTATTTTTATTTGTATTGACAATTTTTATCCATCCTGAAGGGCTAATTTCTTTAACATGAAAGAACCTTAGCAAAGGAGGTATATTACTTTCATAAATTTCTGTATAAATATTACGGAATTTCATAGCTGTTTTATTTAGTTGAGTTTCCTGCTTATCTTGGTTATATTTAAACCATAAATTCTTCACTTTATGAAAACCTTGCGTATTAATAAATTCGATATAAACAAATTTATGCAATTTTCCTGCATCAAAACCATAAAGTTTCTTTTTTTCAATTAATTTTGTCTTGGAAATCATACCTGCAAAATAGTCCCCTATTTTTGTTTTTATGTGTGACACAAATGCTATTTTTGTATTTTGATCCCAATCATCTCCAACTTTTATGTAAAAGAATGGTTTAAAATCATCTATGAATATACTGACGGAATTTCCTGATTCGTTTAATCCAAACATTTGAATAATAAATGGACGAGGCTCATTGTCCTCACTATCCGAATCATTTTTGGGTCGTTCGTACAAATTAAAATCTAGTAATTTAAATTCCATTTTAATAAAGTGTGGTGTATTATCTTTAAGATTTAATCTAACGATCAATTTTATTTTTTATTTCTATATTATATATTCAATGAATGGATTATTAATGCCCGTTTTAGCAATAGGTGGTATTGTTATATTAGGAGATTATCTTACTAAAAAAAAGAAGAAGCACGATTCTGATTCGTCTAGATCATCTTCTTCAAGTTCGAGCTATGATAGTTCCAGTAAAAAATCCATTAAAAGAAAAAAACATAAATCTAAAAAAACAAAAACTAAAGACGAATTCAAAACTGATTCCATTTTGAAATTGGGACAAAACAAGACGAAAACAAAAAAAATCACAAAGGATAAATCCAAAAGAAAACTTTATGTATTTTATAAACTAGGAGAAAAAAGGGGTAAAAAATGGAGGTATCACAAGTTGCCCAATGGGTGGCATATGAAGAAGAAAACGAATATTGTTCATGAAAATTATTCAAAAGAAGTTGTATTTGAAGGCCCTAAATCCGATAGAGATAAAATGAATAAGTATTTAGAGAAAGTGTTCTCGTATCTTAAAAAAAATAAATTAGTTAAAAACTACAAAATCAGTAAGGAATCAAAATAAATAATTTTTACAAATTATATTTATAATAAAGATTATTTTTTAATTCAATCATAAAATCCATTAGGGGTTCATTTGTTTATTTATTGAATTTTAAAGGGAAACATACAATAAATACAATATTTTTATGATCTGTCGCTTTTATACAGCAAAGCCTTTAATTTAATTCCCATCGGGAACAAATGGCATGTATGCTGGGCAAGTTAGTTTAGAGAAAGAGGGAGTAAATGGACAATAAATTGGATATGGGAAATCAAATGCTTAGGAATTCGGTAAATAAAGATAAAAAATAGAAATTGGTTTTGATAAAATATATGGATTCATTATTTTATCAAAATAATTTAAAATTGTTAGTAGTGTATATTTCAATAATATATTTTATTCATTTTTTATATTTGCAATATTGTTTCTGTGAAAATCCTTTTGGTTTTTTACAATTAATACTTTTCTTATATTTTAAACTCCATTTTCTTCTTTTCTTTGTTTTTTTACTTTTCTTTCCTTTCCTCGTCTTTCTTCGTTTCCCTCCTTTTTGTTGGGAAGATTTTCTTTTACTGGATTTTCTACTAGTTGATTTTTTAGACGAAGATTCAATATCTTCTATACTTAATAATCCCTTGTCTTTGGGGCTGTCCAAGGTATTCTCAATTGATTCAATACTTACTAACTCGTTATTTTTATTCATTGGTTCTTCACTTTCAATTTTACTTTTAATCCATTTTATTAAATCATCAGTTTCTCTGGATCCCTGGTAAGATTCTGGTTTTGCACTGGAGGAATTCACATATTTTATAGTGGGAAATCCATCTATTTCACCAATAGATTCAATTTGAGGAAGATACTCTTTTTCTACATCCACGATGGATACATCTTCTCTCCCTTTCTCCTTTTCATCCATTAGATTCCTTAAATTATGCCAATTTGGTTTCATTAAATTGCATGGCATACAACCATCCATATATACCAAGATAAAAACATGATTTCCTGATTTTAATAATTCATTTAAACCATGTATATTCTTATCATCATAACTTTCAAATCTCATATATAATAAATATATATATTTTTAAAAAATTGTATAATAATATATATAATGGATAATATTGGAAGTTTATTATACTTATTAGTTCTTTTAGTTTTAATAGGAATAATAGGTTATTTTATATTAAAAATAGCAAATCCAAAACTGCTTGAAGGAATGACCTCTTCTAACAGATGTCCGAATTTGTTAGTTCAAAAAGGAAGTAATTATTTTTTGTACAATACTAATTTAGCCGAAGTGCCAGGAGTAAATCCTATTCAGTTCAATAATTTAGAAGAATACGTTGAGTTTTTGGACTGGCAGAAATCACAAGGTATTGTATGCCCTGTTTTGTACCTACAAAATACTTATGATGCACAAGGGAATCGAGTATATAAAGTTAGGCCCAGTTGTACTGAATTGGAAGGTGGCCTTCCCCCAACCACTCCTGTTCCCCTTCCTACTAAACTGGTTGATGCATCCAGGAATGACCCTCCTTATAATCAAAATAGTTATCCAGGTTTTGACCAATCATCCTATTATGTGGGGACAACAACCCCATTGGACGCAATGAATAATACAAGTGGATATCCTTATGTTAGTGATAATCCCATGGATACAAACTGGGGAGGAGCTGATTATACCCAATCATTAGTTGATGCTGGATATTATGGGGATAATGAAGTTAACATAAAAATTACCTAATTATTGTTGTTTATCCACAAATTGCATACATTCATTTAGTGATTTTTTTGCATTTGATAATGCATTCATTATATTAAATTTTTCTAAATTGGTTTTGGCATCCGCGTTTACATCGATACTTAATGCTTGGTTTAACATCATGAAATTACATAAATCTTCAAGATTAATAATCGCATTTTCATAATCACTTCGGTATTTTGAGATTAACAAGGTATCTTGTATTTGTACAGATTTTGCTTTAATTAGAGCAGCATAATTGGCGGCATCACCGGCTATACCAGTTCCAGTAGCGCTTGTGGATTCGTTATTATTTTCCAGACCTTCCCTTTTAATAAAAAACTTATAAATTACAAAATACCATATAACTAATACTAGAACAATAATAACTAAACAGGTAAATCCATCCATAAAAGATTCAACCATCTTTTATAATAAACATAAAAAAAATTATTTTAAATATTCGGTTATATTTTTAAGAGCATTCTTGTTAATTTTTCGTTCTTTTCCTGATTTGTCAACATATGTCAAGTTTTCTAAACAATTTGGATTCCCTTCTAATTCCTTACACAAAGAACGTATATTTCCAAATTTATTTATAACAATCTTTGAAATAGTCGAGCTAACATTGGGAATTTGACAAAGCATTATTTCTGAGATGTTTTCTGGAGATACGTTTTCTTTTTTAACTTTTTTAATGACTTCGGAATAGCATTTTTCTTTTTCTAAATTATCAGTAGATGGTGAATAATAATAAGGTTTTGATATATCTTTAGTGAGTTTTTTAAACATTTGAAAAATTAAAAGAGCAGTTTCCTGTTGGGAATTTGTACATAAAACAGAAAATCCTTTGTAAATTAGAAGAGATGTAATTGCAGAAATAATTGTTTTCTTCTCTTTGCTATTGCTATTTAGCTTTCCTTCTATTAAATATATAATATGATGATTAGGCAAATTTGAATGAGATAATCGCAGAGATTGTTCCTCATATCTTCCATCTTTTATACTAGAAATTAAATCATTATGGGTTTTCCGCTCTATAATAATGGTATTTTTTTCTGATTCAAAAACTATATCTCCTAAATCTAATTGTTTGGTGTGGTATTCTATACTTGAATATTCGTTGTTGATTAATTTTATATTTTTAAATTCTTCTATAATCTTATTTTCTCGACAATCAATTAACAATTTCATAAATAATATAAAATATATGATTTTATTTATATTATTTATTTAAATACTATTAACCCATATTACCACCAATAGTTGCTCTGTATCCGTATTTTTGAGTTTGGATTGTTAAGTTAGGAATGCATAGTAAATTGGGTTTAGAGTTTATAGCTCTAATCATATTCGGGTTACTACTTACGAACCATCCGACTTGTGGTGCAAGACCAGCCTTTTTAGGACCACCACATACATTTCGTCTGTTTACAATTGATGCTTGGTGTCTAGCCATTCTACCTCCTGACATGTAAACCATTTTTTATACTATATGGAAATATTTTATTTTCAAGAAAATCAATAATTAACTACTAATGTTATAACTTAAAGATAATTCATGAAAATAATATAAATGGAAATTACTAATGAACAAATGGAGTTTAATCCATACAACCCTAACAACATTGAGATTACATTGGGCGAAGTCCAATCTATTCTCAAGACTTATGGTGTTCCTCATTCGACGTTTAACTTTGAGTTATATAGACGTTCGTTTATACACCGCTCCTACACTAAAAAACCTTCTCAAGAAAATGATTTACTAAATATTACCATAGCATCTCAGCCTCCTGGTACGCTTCCACTTTCTACTAAATCCAATGAACGGCTAGAATTTTTAGGAGATGGGGTATTGGAATTAATAACTAAATATTATTTATATAGAAGGTTTCCAAAAGAAAATGAAGGGTTTATGACAGAAAAGAAAATTGCAATTGTTAAAAATGAGGCAATTGGAAAGATAGCTTATGAAATGGGATTACATAAATGGTTAATTATATCAAGACATGCAGAGGAGAAAAAAATAAGAACCAATTTAAAAAAATTAGGATGTTTGTTTGAGGCATTTATAGGAGCTTTATTTTTAGATTTTAATAAAATAAAAATAAAAGATGAGGAAAAATGGTTTGATAATATATTTTGTACTGGACCTGGATTTCAAATGGCACAAATTTTTGTTGAAAATGTTTTTGAAAAACATATTGATTGGTCTGCTCTGTTAACCAACGATGATAATTTTAAAAATATTCTTCAAGTTAAAATTCAAAAAGAATATAAAGTTACTCCTCATTATGTGGAAATGGAGACAAGTTTAGATGAAGGGTATAAAATGGGAGTATATTTATGTTTAGGAATGCAAATATTTGAGGCTCGCAATTTAAAAGCATTGCGCATTCAAGATTATCCTTCTTTTGAAAAAATTAATGAATATTTACAAAAAAATAGTGGTAAAATCTTTATGTTGCTTGGTGAAGCTGAACATAGAATTAAACGCAAAGCCGAACAACAAGCTTGTCAAAATTGTTTAAAAATCTTAAAATAGATTTAGAATTCAAATTTATATTATAAATTATTTTAATAAAATTAATATTAAAATATAATCTCTTTTTTAAACATAAGGTAAATGGATTCTTTAATCAATAAATTAAAGATAAAACCTGTCGCTAAACAAGGAAATTTTTTTGTTAATTTAGGTGATCAGGGTAACGTAGAAACAGAACAACCAACCTTAGAAACAATAATTATTGATAGAACGGATCAACCTTTTGATGATAAAGAATTTTTAGATTCTATTTCAAGTAAGAGAAAAACTAAAATACTTAAAAGTACACTTTTAAAACCTGTTTTACTTAAAGAAGATCAAGAAGTGGATTTGGAATTAAAACCTCCTCCTAAAAAAAAGCAATTAAAAAAAAAATTAGATATTCCTAGCCTTGTTATAGAGGAAGATGAGTTGCTTGGTGAAAAAGAAGAAGAGCTTAAATCAAATAAAGGAGAAGAGGTAACAAAAATAGTAGAACTTCCTGTTGAAGATGATCTTGAAATTGAAGTCGTAGATCCTAGAATCAAGCGTAAATATGTAAAAAAAGAAAAAGGTGTTGTAGAATTTGGAACAGAACCATTAGTTCAAATTGGGGATGTTCCAATTGACGAGCGAATATTACCAAAAAGGGAGCCTATTGACATAAAAGTTTCCAGCTATTTTCCCAATGACCGAGAAATTTTTGTAAATTTTATCGATGATTTATTTAAACCCTACAAAGAAAGTTTAATTTCGGATAAAAAAGACATTTCCTGTGAAGATTTAGGTAAAGGAGACGAGGAATTTTCGTTACTAACACACCAAAAAATTGTGAGAGATTATTTAAACACCTATACTCCCTATAGAGGATTATTGCTATATCATGGATTAGGTAGTGGTAAAACGTGTTCTTCCATTGCGATCGCAGAAGGATTCCAAACCTCAAGAAAAGTTATTATTATGACACCGGCCTATCTTAAAAAAAATTATATTCAAGAAATTAAGAAATGTGGAAATCTATTGTTTCGAAAAAACCAATTTTGGGAATGGATAGATTTAAAGTTACAACCAAATTCATTAAATACTCTATCTGCTGTTCTTTCTTTACCAAGAGAATACATTCGAAAAAACAAAGGTGCCTGGCTAGTAAATTTTGCAAAGGAAGCCAACTTTGAAAATTTAACAAGTGACCAAAAAAATGAGATAGACAACCAACTAGATGAAATGATACAAACAAAATATCAATTTATAAATTATAATGGATTAAGTAAGAAATCATTTAAATTATTAACGGATAATTATAAAAAAAATATATTTGATAATTCGGTTGTTATAATCGATGAAGCACATAACTTGGTAAGTCGAATAGTGAACAAAATTAACAAACTAAGCAAGAAAGAAAAAGATTCATCGAAATTTCCGGATGTCTTGTCCTTAAAAATTTACGAATTTTTATTAAGAGCAAACAACGCGAGAGTGGTTATGTTATCAGGAACGCCATTGGTGAATTATCCTAATGAAATTGGAATTTTGTTTAATATATTAAGAGGTTATATCAAAACTTGGCAATTTACCCTTTCATCTGACTCATCAATCACATTAGATACAGAAAAATTAAAAGAAATATTTTATCGCGAACGAACCCATGATTATATAGATTATTCCCCAGGAACAAAAGTATTTACAATAACCCGCAATCCTTTTGGATTTGAAAATAAAGTGACTGCAAACAGCGGATATAAAGGAGTTTTCAAAAGTGAAGGACAAGGAATATCGGACGAGGAATTTGTTGAAAAAGTAGTTAAGATATTACAAAAAAATAAAATTACTGCTATAGAGAGAGTTAGTGATTTTAAAGCATATACTGCACTTCCAGATAAATTAGACGATTTTACTATTCAATTCATTAATGAAGAAACCGGTACTATTAAAAACATTGAAAAATTTAAACGAAGAATTATTGGTCTCTCTTCCTATTTTCGTAGTGCACAGGAAGAGTTGCTACCCAATTATGATAAAATAAAGGATTTTCATGTAATTAAAATACCCATGAGTGAATACCAATTTCGAGTTTATGAAGCCGCAAGACAAGACGAACGTAAAACAGAAAAACCTAGTAATAAAAAAAAGAAGGTGGATGCAAATGGTCTCTATTTAGATACTGCATCAACCTATCGAATTTTTTCAAGATTATATTGTAATTTTGTGATGCCCAAACCACCAGGACGACCTACTCCAAAAATGATGCAATTAAATATGATGATAGGGGCATTGATGCAAAGTCTGGAGGGAAATATTAAAAAGGATATGATTGATAAATTGGAGCAAAAACGAAGGGAAAGACAGCTTCGTGGTGGTAGTTATACAGAGGAGGAGGATCTAATTCCCACAGAGGATATTGAATTAGGTGAAATAGATCTTGAGGATGAGACAAACTCACCAGAGGACATAAAAATAATTACTTTAGAAGGAGGGGATGAAAAGTCGGAATCGGTAGAAAAGGCTATTGTGGAGTTGGGACTTTTATTTCCGGATTTATCAATGGAAATAATCCTTGACTATTTGTCCAAAAACGTAAAAAAGAAAAATTTAGATGAAATCGCAAATGATTTGAAAAGTTTACAAAATAAAAAAGAGGGAAAGAAAATTGAAGAAGACGATAATTTGTTAGAACAATATGAAGAAGAAACAGAAGATATTTTAAATAAAGCCGGAAAAAATGATGCTACTTATTCGAAAGCTCTTAAAACAGCAATGGAATTTTTGAAAAATAATAGTGCGGAATTTTTATCTCCAGAAGGATTGGATATTTACGGCCGCAAGTTTTTGGCAATGTTGGAAAATATTGTTAATCCTGAACATAAAGGATTAAATCTAGTTTATAGCCAGTTTAGAACCATGGAAGGTATTGGAATTTTTTCATTGGTATTGGAACAAAATGGATTTTCATTGTTTAAAATTAAACGAGTAGGAAATACCTGGGACCTAGATTTCCCAGAAAATAAACTTGGTACGCCAATGTTCACATTATATACTGGCACAGAAGAGGAAGAAGAGAGAGAAATAACAAGAAACATTTATAATGGCGATTGGAAGGATTTACCCAAATTAATTAAAGATAAACTAGAAAAAGTAGCGAAAAATAATGATTTGGGAGAAATAATTAAGATTATAATGATTACTGCCGCTGGATCAGAAGGAATTAATTTGAGGAATACAAGATATGTTCACATTATGGAACCCTATTGGCACCCTGTTCGAACTGAACAGGTTATTGGTCGCGCAAGGCGAATTTGTTCTCACAAAAATTTGCCTTCCGAACTACAAAACGTAGAGGTGTTTTTATATTTAATGACATTTACTCCGGAACAATTAAAAAGCGAAATTGCCAATGAGTTGCGAACAAAAGATTTGAGTAAAAGAGCTCCATATACTCCATTAACTTCGGATGAAAAATTATTTGAAATCTCAAGTATTAAAGAAGAATTGACAACGGGATTGTTAAGAGGAATTAAAGAAGCATCAATTGATTGTTCATTACATGTTAAATCTAGTATAAAAGAAAAATTAACATGTTTAAGCTTTGGAAAACCTTCCACTGGTTCTTTTTCATATAGACCAAGTTATTATCAAGAAGCCAGTGATAATGTTACCAATTTAAATAAACAGAAATTAGAATGGAGAGGAAAAGAGTTTACGTTTAATGGCAAAAAAATGGTGTTGCGAGAAGGAAGTAAAGAGGTATATGATTTTGAAAGTTATATGAATGCTCTCGAACGCCCTGGTTTACAACCTAAGCTAATAGGAAAGTTGGAAAAAACAAAAGAAGGAAAATACAAATTATTAGATCTGGTTTAATTCGGAGTTGTCATTTTCCACTATAAAATCTACTGGTTTTGTATTGACGTAATGCAACAATTGAACCATAAGTTTAGACAAGTTTTCCATTTTCTCTTCAATGCGCAATAATCTTTTATCAATATTGTTAAATGAGGAAAAGGTCTCTTGATTTATTCTTTCTGTTTCAGAATTTTTAATAGATATATCATTTTCAGGTACTACTTTGTCCTTATTACGTCTTGTTAATATATCGTTCTCGTCTTCTATTTTTTTAATTTCAAACTGACGTTTACTTATTTCATTATGAATTAATTCATCCATGTTTGTAAGTTTTTCATCCGTTTTTACATCGGAAAAATCAATTGGACTTGGTGTTTCAATTGTAAATGCTCTCATAAATTCTTCCTTTTTTGCATTGAAGGAATCCTTAAATTGAACCTTTTTCTTGGAATTATCTTTTGCTACTAAAGCCTCTGTAATATAGGTGATAAACATTTTATTTAGTTCTAACAAATTATTGACATTTTTGTTTTTTTCGTAAAAATTAGCAATATCGTCTTCAAAAACAGAATAAATCATATCCGATCGATTTTGAGTGAATTTTATAAATAATGGGTTTTCATTTAAAATATCCCATAATAATTTTGAATTTTCACTAGATGTGAAATAGGACATATTATATAATTTATATTATATAATATTTAATTTATAAATCTTCATTAAAATATATTTTTCTGAATTGTTGAATATATTCATCGGGTAAATTTTTTGTTTTTAAATAATCTTTTCCTAACTTATCTTTTAACATGTGAACAATAAAATACAATGAATACACTCCACATTCTGTATTTTTCTTTTGATGTTCGAAAGGATGGTTTTCATCATAATTAAATTCAATGGGTTTTTTCAAATTTCTTCCTTGATCTTGAATCTTCCTAACAAGCTTCATAATTTCAGGAGGAGGTTTACTTCCAACGCTGTCGAAAAAGAATATAAGTTTCTTTTTACAATTTATAAATAAAGAAATCCAATGTTCACCATCCTTATAATGGGGATCTGTGTTGAAAATAATACCTATTTTAAATTTATTTTTATTAATATGATTTTTTAAATTAAATTTACATAGATCTTCCCACACACAACTCCCGTAAGATTTAGGATCGTCAAAATCTATGGGTGATGGTCCAATAAACTTAAAACATTTGTATGCATTTTCGTATTGCTTCATTACGTTTATAATTTCAACACTTGATAACCATTCGTTTGGATTTTTTTTCCAAATCAATGGGGATTGTGGGGAAAAGGAATCTAAAAGATGTTTTCTATGAGTATGGTCGTCTACAATAGATTTTGTCCAACAAGATTCTTTATCACATTTTCTTTTTAAATAGAATTTAAGCATTTTCCAAATCAATTTACAATCATTGGATTTAATTGGGGCATGGGGATTTTTAGTGTTCCATGTGTCTTTTAAAATTTTTAAATCCTCTTTAGAATAACAAGAAAATGAATGACCATTAGCGTCTGGACTGCAGTTTAGTTTTATAAATTTATTTCTTTTTTTAGTCCTATGATGATTCCCTCCTTTCTGTTTTCTTCTGCTCTTTCTCATCATAATTTATATTGATATTTTTCTTTTTTTTAATGCCTTTTGTTCTATATTCATCTGTTTTTATCTTGAATTTCTTTTTTTTCGGGTAATCTATTGCAGGTTTTTCTTTTTTGGTAATTTTTACAAATTGGTCTAAACCTGTTGGTTTAACTTTTTTCATACATAAATTATCAAATTGTTTTGTATCAATATCGATGCCTATAGGTTTATTCTCTTCCACCAGCACAAGATCATTATATTCATTTTGCATAATGTCAATTTTATCTATTTCCTTAAAATGGGATATCAAAGTAGAAAAGGTAGAATTAATTTGTTTTTGAATATCTGGATGTAAAATAGTTTCTTTATTCAATAATATTTCTTTTATAGAAGACAGAATTCTATTTTTATAGAATTTTTTATCTTTATTCAATGTTTTTATCTTTTTATTATGGTAATCCGACTCTTCTATTTTTTCTTTAACCACATCATTCACCAAGTATTTTAATGATACATTATTTAGATAATCGCTCATTTCACTATGATAATAAAAATAAAAAAATTAATTCATTTAATTTTATTACATTTTAATATTCTTGTTTTGTACTCTCGTGGAATTGTTAAATAGATTGTAACCTACTTCATCATTAAAAGGGTTTGGATTAAACGAAGAAAATTGTTGGGGCGTAAACAAATTGCTATTAAAAAAACGATTTTCTTCTTTGCTATAAGTTTGTTTATTAGACCATTGTACATTATAAAGTTGGCTAGAATCATTTGGAATATAAGTTCCTAAAGTATCCTTTTGCAAAGCATAATATTGGTTACGTAACTTTGACTCATCATTTACATTGTTTACATAACCTGACCAAGGAGCATTTCTATTTGCTTGGTAAAAAGTAGATGATGGATGGTAAACGCCATAACTTTGTAAAGGAACATTTGCGCGTAGGGGCTGGTCAGCTACTGGGAAGCGTGTAAATTTAGTAGATTGGGAAGGTACCGAAAAATAGGGTTCTAAAGGCTGTGAAGGAATATTTCGTTGGTATAATCCTTTATTAATATAATTAGTTCTATCGCTTGCAAATTGTTCTGTCATTTTATATATTAAAAAGAATAAAAAAAGTAATTCTTAAATTAATGTCGAGTAAATAACAATAATTTATTAAGGGAATATGAATAATTTTATATAAAAAAAATATATTATATAAAAGGTCATTTAACTACAAAATTTGAAAATTTTATTTAGTAAATATATAATGGATTATACCTCTACTCATGAATATTTTTTTAATTTTACAATATATTTATCTTACTTTCTTTATTTTGTAGCTTATTTTGGTCTAATAGCCAAAGCTCCTCAATATATTTACTTGTTACAAACTTTTGTAAAGATCTATATTAGTATCTATTTAATGATAAAATTTAATTTTTTATCAAATTATCGTTTTAACAAATTAGATAAACAAATTGCCTTTAATGCGGGCTTATTTTTATTTACTACGATAGTGTTTGGAGATCTATATTATCTTAGAGATTATTTTGAACAATGGTTATTCAAATAATTTTTCCTCGTTTGAAGTAGAAAATTGTTAGAGTTTAACTTTCCTGGATTTTTGATGAAAAATTTTATATTTTAATGTTTTGTTTTTATTTTTTTTCCAAAAAAATATTATTTTTTTCAGGAAATTCTGGTTAATATATATTTGTTCCTCTTTATTTATTTCAAATTTATTGTTTAATGTCTGTTCTAAACTAATTACAGACTTTTTTATAATATTTAATTGATCTATTTCTTCCAACATTATTTTCCAAGGTAATTTATATTTATAAGCTTCCAATTTAATATAATATACTTGTTTAGATTCACCAAGATTCGGATAATATTTATCATCAATAAAACATATTCGTGTAGAAATAGGGAGGTTGGTACATCGTAGTAAATCATTCTGAGTTTTATTGATAGTTGTTCTCAATGGATCAACAATCTTTCCATTGATAAGATATGCAAATATAATAAAGTCAAATAGAGAATTATCTAATACATGTTCTAAATAATTTTTAATCATAATGACCCAACGTTTTCCAACCTGATTATTTGTATAAAGCACTATTTTGTCATTTGAATTTTTATTTTGTAATAAATATTTAAAGCTTTGAAGAATATTTGGGCGTAAAATTTTATTAAAATGATTTAATAGTTTGTTGAATTGAATTTGACCTAGTTCTGAATTGTTGGTTAATATTTCTATTTTATTGAGAACTTTCCAAATTATACTCAATTGTGAAAAAGAACCAATCGTTTCATCTAAATCAAATACAATTGCCAAGTTATTCATTTATAATAATATACTTAATATAAATAAATTAAAAAAAATCGTTTATCTTGCAGGATATCCAAACGCATCATATCCATTGCCTCCATTTCTATTTGAGTGGTTAAACATTCTTCCTGCAGCACGCCCCACAAATAATGCTCCTCCTGCATTGCCATTACTACTTGAGTTAGTTCGGCCAGTAAAAGCTGTGTAATCTCCAACACGAGAAGTTGCTAATACCCATTGTACTAACCATTCAGAGTTGTTTGTGGCTGTTGGTGGTAATCTCCTACTAGAATACATATTTATATTCTATAAATATATTTTATTTTTCAAAAATATTTTAATTTTAAAAATTTTGTTCTTATTATTATAATTAATAATAATATCAATATAAAACATAAAATAAATGATAACATAATTGTATGGTATTTAATAAATTGATCTTTTCTATATTTCTTAATTATTTTATTATAGTATTTAACCTGACGTAAATATATTATCGATGCATAAATTTGTATGGAAATGCATAAAATTAGAATTGCTATAGATGAGTTCAAGTGCCTCATATGAACTAACAATAATACCAATCCACAAAATATTGAATTTGTACGCGTGAGTGCCATGAACGTTAGTTCCGTATAGGAATATTCTGCCATAATATCTTCTTGTTCACTTGTTACATAGGATGGGCGATTGTTCATATAAATTGCTTATATTAATTTTAGTGCTGATAAAAGAATTAATTGTTGACGAGATAATTTCTGGAAAATTAGGTTTTTTTCTAAACTTAGGGAAAAAAAACGACGATTAAAATTTTTGCATTTTAATATTACTCCTTCTTTTCCTATATCATATCCTAATATAATGCCTCCTTCTTTTAGTTTATATTGACCATTCTCGGGTTCCAAATTTATCCATTTTATAAATCCCCCTTCCTCTATTTCATTCAATTCATCAACAAATACATATTCTTTTAATTTAAGTTCCATTTCCTTTTCTTGATGTTTTGACAAATCCAATTCTTTTAATATTCTCCTATTTAATTCAAGAATTCTATCCATATCAATATTAACAATTGAATCATTCTTGGGATTATCTAAAGCTTTATTGATTTTTTCTAAATCTATTTGACTTAATTTATTCATCTTATTTATTTTATACTTAATCTTTAAATAATAAAATAAATTTTACCAGTTACTAGAACCAAATCCTCCACCTCCTAATGCTTCGTTGGCGGCCATTGGACCAAAGTTCTCATAAGACATTTGCTGATCAGTGGGGGCTGCTGCATTGACCATGGGAGTATTTTGCTGTTGGAACATTGCATTAAAATCTGTATTGGATTGTTGTGCTAAAGATTGTGGAGGAGGAGCGCTTGGTAATTGAGAAATTGGTGTACTATTGTCCATTTGTATATTTGATTGTTGTTGCTCCTGTATGTTGCTTTGAGACGAAGATTTTTTCTTTTGTTTTTTATTGTTCTGTTTTTTATCTCCTTCTAGATAGTCCATTAATCGATCTACCAATACATTTACCTTATCTCCTAGCTTTGTTTGAAGACTAAGAATAATAATTAATACAGCCAATATAATATTGGTAACGTGAAAATCGGCGTACGCAGTACCACTATAAGTAGGAATATATGTAATTAATCTATGGATAAATAATAGTCCTATAAAAATAAATAGAACCTGAATTACGACTTCTACCGATAATTCTATATTCCCTTTTGATTCATCAGTTTCCGGGATATAATATTGCATCAATTTATTTATGATAATTATAGGAATAATTGCAAGTAAAGAATATTGAGTTATATTCAATAAGTCGTGTTTCGAAGCATCGTCCATATTGAATACATGTTTAAAAAACCCTTCTTTTGCCGAAGATGTTTTGGTCATTTCATCTAAAGATTCCATTTGAACTATATTAAGAAATAAAAATTCAAAAAAATATATCAATGCGCTTATTATTTAAAAACAATATGTTCTTTTTTTTATATGAGTATGAATCGCTCTGTAGCCGCTGCCCAAAGAAGAAGAGCTGGTCCACAAAATGAATCTAGGCCTCCAGTTCAAAGACCAACCCCTTCTATAGCCTCCGCATCCAATTTTCAACATTCACAACAATCCTATCCTTCTCAAGGACAATACCAGCAACAAATTCCTGGTCACTTAGCGGGGCAATATGCCGATGTTCAACAAAAGCAGTATTTGTCGGGTCAAGGTCAACTCCAACAACAACCTCAGCAAAATGTTCAGCCTAGAGGCAAAATGTCTGTGCCACAAGCCATTACATTAATTACATTGAGGCTTGGGCGCGTGGAATCCCATTTACAAGACTTGGAATTCCAAAACTTAGGAAATACTTCTGTTAATGAAGATGGTACGCCAAATGTTAGTGGGCAAAGTATTGACGTGGAAGGGATATATAAAGAAATAGATTTTATTAAAGAGGAGTTGGTTCCTATGAAGTCAGATTTTAGTCATATTTATAAACCAGGAATTGTTTCACTTAAAAATGATTGTGCCTATCATTCCAGAGAGCTTATATCAATTAAATCTGAAATGCGGGAAATTAAATATCAAATAAATACTTTATTGCAATTTATGAAATCAATTCAGGAAAAAGAAAAAGAACCCCAAGTGGTTGTTGAAGATGTGTCGGAGAATGAAGAACAAGAAGAGCACCAATCTAGCGAAACTTTGGAAAATCTAGAAGCTTCAGATATAAAAGAATTAGTAAAAAATGCTTTACAAATGGAAATTACTGAAAAACCAGAAGTAGATCAAGATAATGACGCTCCAACATTTTCTACTATAAATGCGGTAGATCAATAGATTCTAAATTATAAAATTCAGAGTTCCCATATAATATTTGTGAAAATATTTTACTAATTGTAGATTGTTTATCTTGATCAGAGTCGGTCTGAATTTGATATTGGGATAAATTGCTTATTCCAGGAATGAAACAACTGATATTTTTTTGAATTTGTTGTAGCCATTGAGGATAATGATTATCTTGATTTAATATTTTAAAATAATTATTATAATAATCTATTTTTTTTTCATCTGAAAAGTGACATAATTTAAATTGTAATCTTAAGTTATTTGGTTTAGCGTTAATTTCTCCTACATGGTATAAATTCGAATTAAACAATAATGCATCACCTGGTTTACACGAAAAGGCAATTGTATTGTTCAGTATATTTACATAATAACTATTTAATTCCATGTGACTTTTAGGTATTAATCCAAGTGATCGTTCCATTGTTTCTAAAAATATTAATAAGGTATAGGTTGGATTATTTAAAGTAGGATTAAATAAAGTACCATTTGAGTCTCTATGGCAAGTGTGGATAGAGGATTTTTTAATTACCAACATATAGTTTTGAAATATATATCCGTCGCCTGTTCTTCCCATTAATTTTGTTTTTAAGCAATCGCTGTGAGTAATTTGATCTTTCATAACTTTATAATCTCCATTTCTTTCGCATTTTTTAATGTTGTTTACTAAGGAAGGACTTAATAATCCCGGCATAAATTGGAACCCATCATTTCCTAATGAATAAGAATTATAATTTTTAACAATGATTGATTTTCTATTATGGAAATAAATAAGTAGAATTATTATTATTATTAAAATAAAGAAAAATATAAAATTCATTGTGTATTATTTAGAATAATAATATAAAAAAATTCGTAAATATATTTTTATATTACTATTCCTTTTAATTATGAATGCAATAGTCTTCCTAATCATATTTTTTATTGTTTTATTTTTCTATATACACATCTATTATCATTTAAAAACCTCCTCCGATTTAGAAGTTTATGAACTTGACCATACCAACAATCCAGAATTTGAAACCATTGGCAATTCAAGACAGCCTCTTATATTTCCTAATACTTCGCTGAATGAAATATATAACCACTTTAATATTAAAAATTTAATTGATCATTTTCCACATTTTGATATTCAACTTCGGAATGCCTCAACTCAACTTTTGAATCCTAACATGCACTTGTACAAATATTTTACTTTTCAGAATGCAATAAAAATGATAAAGTCCAATTCCTCAGTGTTTAGTGAAAATAATTTATCCTTTTTACAAGAATCTTGTTTGTCAAAAATCATAAAGCAAAATGATGCGTTTTTGAGGCCTCCTTTTTTAACTTATTCACATTATGATATTATCATTGGTTCTGGATGTACAACTCCTTTAAGATATGATACCTGTTTTAAACATTATATAATACCTATTGAAGATCAAATTGAAATCAAACTAACCCCTCCTAAATACCAAAGTTATATGAACTTACAAAAAGATTATGAATATTTCCAATTTTATACAAATGATAACTTATGGAAATCGGATTATAATAAAAAAATTAAAAGTATAAACATTATTCTTAATCCGGGCCAAATCTTATTAATTCCCTCTTATTGGATGTATACGTGTTATTTTTTTAAGCCTAATCTTCTCCTTTCATTAAAATATTATTCCTTTATGAATTTGGTATCTATTTCACCTGAAATATTAATGTATTTATTTCAACAACAAAATATAAAGTATAAAACCAATTGCCAGATTATTAAACCATCTAAGGCTCAACCTCATGATCAATTACCTGCAAAATTAGTTAAAGATAAATCACAAATATAATTAATAGATGGCCTATAAATTTCATACAAATTCAAGGGACTATAATGATTATCAAATTTTAGAAATTAAAGATCTACTTCCTGTGCAATTAAATATTAATCCTATGGAGTGTAAATTACTAAACAATGATGTATTTGAGTATAAGGATAATCGCGTTTCTTTAATTGGATCTTCATTTCGTAAAAAAAACTTTATTCCTGGAGTTTTATGTTTAGAAGGCAATAAAACTTATGGTAGGTTAAAAAATAAAAATTTATATAAATGTATTCCAGATGATAGCCGTTTACCTATTTTTTTAGTTCCATATGAAATTAAAAAAAACAATTTTTCCAAAGTAATGGTTAACCACTATGTTACATTTGAGTTTTTTGAATGGAGTAGTAAACATCCTGTCGGTAAAATTACCCAAAATTTAGGAGAAGTCTCTGTTTTGAAAAACTTTTATGAATATCAACTATATTGTAAAAGTTTATATCATTCAATTCAAATATTAAATACAAAAGCAATTCGTATGATTGAATTAAAAAAGAAAAATACCAATGACATTATTAAAGATATAGCGAATAAATATAATGTTGTAAATACCAGATTTATAAAAGACGGCTGGAAAATTTTTAGTATTGATCCAGAAAATAGTGTTGATTTTGATGATGCCTTTAGTATAAAACAATTGGATGAAAATACTACTTTATTAAGTATATATATATCTTATGTGCCAATTTGGATTGATTATTTAGATTTGTGGGATTCTTTTTCAAAACGAATTTCTACTATCTATTTACCTGATAAAAAAAGGCCAATGCTTCCTACTATTTTGTCGGATAATTTATGTAGTTTAGTAGAAGATGGGAAAAGATTTGCAATTTGTTTAGATATTTATCTCGAAAATGGAATAGTAATAAAAAAATATGAGTTTTGTGTAGCACAAATAGAGGTGTTAAAAAACTATCGATATGAAGAAAAGGAATTGGTTTGTTCGGGAGAATACGACAAGGTTAAAGATACTTTAGAAGAATTTAAAACGAAAAAATTGTTTTCTTTTATTAAAAAAAACGAAGATTCTCATGATGTTGTTGGAAATCTAATGTTATTATTTAACTATTATAGTGCGATTAATCTTCTTGAGTATAAAAATGGAATATTTCGTACATCTCAACATTTAAATTCCCATATTGATCTTCCGGAAAATAGTCCAAAAGAATTAAGTTCTTTTTTGCAATATTGGCATAATACAACAGGCTCCTATCAAGTGATTGATGAAGGAGATATATCCAAGCTAAATCATTTTTTATTACAAATGAATCAATACGTACATATGAGCAGTCCAATCAGAAGACTAGTCGATTTATTAAATATGATTCAATTTACAAAAAATCATAATTATATCAATTTTTCTACTAACTGCAGTTCATTTTACAATGATTGGATTCAAAATTTAGAATATATTAATGTTTCGACAAGATCAATTCGTAAGATGCAATCTGATTGCCAATTGTTATATTTGGTGAATTCTAATCCTGAATTTTTAAATAGAAACTTTAAAGGATTTTGTATAGATAGATTGTTTAGGAATGATGGATTGTTTCAATATATAATTTTTATTCCTGAGTTAAAAATTACTTCTCGATTAATTAGTAAAACTGAATTGGAAAATTATCAAGAAAATTTTTATTCTTTGTATATTTTTAAAAACGAAAATTCATTAAAGAAGAAAATCCGGATTCAATTAATTTAATTTTTTTTTGTTTATTTAATATATAAATGGCACAAACTGCAGGCAGACGTCACAGAACAAGATCTCATCACAGAAGACCAACTCACCATAGAAGAAAAACTCACCACAGGAGACACCATACTAGAAAACACCATAGTCGGAGACACCACCGCCGAAGACATTCAAGGCGACACATGAGAGGAGGGTGAAGTGGGTCTTCAGTAACGTGGAATCAAGTCTAAATTTAATTAAATAAAAAATATAATTTATGAATGACTTCTTTTTTCTCTAATAATTAATAGAGATTAAGTAATGATAATAATTTATAAATAAATTTTACAAATTATTTATTTCCTTGATTTGGTTTTTTGTTTTTTGAATTTTTTATTTTTTTTAATTCGGCGTTTTGTATTTTTTCCACCCGATGGTGGCAATTGTCTTTCTAAAGGGGTCACTAATTGTTGGGTAGGTTGAGTAGTAAATCTTCCTTTTTTAATAGTTGCATTCTGGATAATATGATTTAACAATTCTTTCATGCTTTTATCTAATTTTTTTATTTGGGATAAATTCATTTGTAATTCTTTTACTAAGTAAGGATAGTTCATAATATATATATTAACTTATGAAAATTATTTCTTGTGTTTTCCAATTACAGACGCCTCAAATGCAATTACAAATATGTTTAGTAAATAGGTACCCATTTTAACAAATTGTTGTAATATTAAAATTGATTCTGCAAAGGTTGTTTTAGGATTTACACTTGATAGCCCTACCCCTGCTTGAGTGGTTACTGCTAAGTTTAGAAATTTAGAATAGTTCAAGTCTGTCTTATTATTAATAGCAAATTGACTATCTCCCATAAAAAAATAAACAAATGAAAATAAAAATGAAATTAAAACATGCACAATAAATGAATTAATAACCGATATCATAATATAAGTATTTAAAATAAATCATGGATAAAAAATAAAAATAAAATAATTTTTTTTCCTCTACTTTAAACATATAAAGATTGTGCTGACACCACATATTTTAAAATTAATTCAGGAATACACGATAATTTATTTTTAAGATCCAAATTTTCTATTATTTCACAAACTCCTTCCATTTCTCTGGCTATATTCACAATTTTTATCAATATTTTGCTAAAATCGCCAACATAAATTTGACTATCTTGTGATAATTTATTTATAATAACTTTACAATCTAATTCATTTTTTGCATTACACCATTCTTCACAGGTAGATTGCAAATGGATATGGAAAGGAATAGTCTCGTTTGTAAATAATTGCAATTTAGTTTCTAAACCTAATTTATTGTTTAAAAATTCCTTTGAAGATTCAATTATTTGGTATAATTCTTCCGTTTTACTTTGATTTAAAATAATTTTTTCCTCTTCCGGTACTGGAATGTCTGTAAAACAACTGAACAATTGCACTAGTTGAGTAGAAGATAATTGATTTATATAGGGGTGAAAAACAAGATGTGCACCCACCAAACCATCGATTTCTTTAACTTGTATTGCAACTTTCCCTTTAAGAGTTGGATTAAGATCATTGTCCAAAAAGCCTAAGCTTTGAAGGATTTCTAATCCTCTACTTTTCTGATTTGGCAAGTAAGATTTTATTTCTTTTATAGAATTAATTATTTCGTTTTGTTCTCTAATTTGAATTTGCAATTCTTTGAATTTATTAATGTTATTTTGAGAAAAATCATTTTCAATATTTATTTTTTTAAGTTCTTTTTGAATTGCCTTTCTTTTACTATTTACTGAATTTTTTTCTTGATCTTTTAATTCAAAATATTTTCCTATTTGATCATAATTATTGGGTAATTGTAATTTTAAACCTTCTATTTTTTCTTCAACTACTGATAGTAGTTTTTGTTTATCATTTATTGATTGAATTATTTCATTATTTATTAAGCTACTATTCATTATTTTATCAATATTTAATTTATTATTTTGACAACCTTCTAATATAGACGAATAAACTAATTTAAATTTCGATTCAAGAAATTGGGGTTTATCTTTCATGACTCGTTCATAATCCGAATAATAAACGTTTTTATATAAATTAATTAAATGAATTACATGCCCTTCAGTGTCAATTCCTCTCCGTCCAGCTCTACCGGCCATTTGAGTATATTCATGACTTGCAAGCAATCTATGGTTATTCCCATCAAATTTAGTTAAGCTAGTAAAAACAACCGCTTTTGTTGGCATATTAATTCCTACTGCAAAAGTCTCGGTGGCTAGAAGTAACTTAATGAATCCTTGTCCGAATAAAATTTCAATCATTTCCCGTATAACAGGTAAAACTCCAGCATGATGAACAGCAATTCCTTTTTCTAATAGAGATATGGAGGATTGATATTCATCCAAGCTAAATATTTCCTGATGGTTAGGTAATCTACGAATAATATTTTCACATTCACGACGTATTTTTTGGGGTACGTCTGAATCAATATCAAATAAGGGAATAGTGATTTCTCTTGCTATTATTTCAATATTCTTTTTGGAAAGAACAAATACTAATGCTGGAAGCATGTTATTCTCCTTGAGGTTTTTAATACATTGATTAACAACAAAAGATCGCTTGGCATGATAATTCTTACTTTTATATAAATCCATTACCTGTTTAATTTCGGATAGTTTTTTATCACAATCAAATTTATTATTTTGATTTTGCATTAAAATAAATTTATTATTTAAATCACGAATTTGTTTTTCCGCATCCTTACTTTTTAATTGTTTATAAATATCATTCGAATTAGTTAAGAAAAAGTAATGTTTTAAAGGAACTATTCGTTTAACATTCGGAGTTAAAAAAACTTGTTTAGAAGGTCTATGTTCATAATTCCCTTTATGTTCAACCCATTTTGCGAATTGTTCCGGCTTATCTAAAGTTGCCGATAACATAACCAATTGTACATGTTCCGGGAGCATCATTATCGTTTCCTCCCAAACCCGTCCTCTTTCTTTATCGTTAATGTAATGAACTTCATCCATGACTACACACCCTAATTCAGTATCTATATCAATGTCGAAGTCAGTATTGGGATTAACTTGAAATAATTTATTTTTTAAAATTTCTGCTGTCATTATTAATACATTACCATCCGGATTGGTCTTTATGTCTCCAGTTAAAAGCCCAATAGACAAGTGAGGGAATTGATTAGTGAAATCATGATATTTTTGATTACTTAATGCCTTTATAGGGCACGTATAAATAATTTTTTTACCCAATTTAGTGAAATATTCGATGGCAAATTCACCACATAATGTTTTTCCGGACCCAGTTGGAACATTAACCAACACGTGATCTCCTTGTGTTATAGCTTCAATGGAATATTTTTGAAAATTACTCAATGGAAATGAATAATTTTCAAAATGGGATTGCAATTCATTTTCTCTTTCGGACGAAAAGTTCTCTTTACAAATAATGACCATATTACTTATATTCATAATAAATAGTTTTTAAACCTTTTGCACTATATATATATTTAATCAATACATTAAAAATAAAATATATTAAAAAACATTTAAGTCTTCATTTACCCAATTAAATAATGATTAGCAACAAATATAAGATTAATGATAAAATTAGTACCGGAAGTTATGGGATGGTATATAATGGAATAAACGTTAGAACGAATGAACAAGTTGCCATCAAAATTATAAAAAAAGAAGATGAAATTGTTTTTAAAAATGAATGTTCTATCTATAAGTTTCTAACAAAGGATAAAAACTTTGCTCAACTCAAATGGATTTCTATTACTGGGGATTATTATGTATTAGTATTGTCCCTCCTTGGGCCATCAATATCTTATTTGAAATCAAAAGAACTAACTAATGCTGCTTTTAAACAATTGGCAATTAATTTGTTTTATAAACTAGATCTATTACATTCCTATAACATTATTCACAGGGACATTAAACCTAACAATATTGTCTTAAATAAAAATAATGAATCAGAAGTATTTTTAGTGGATTTTAGTTATAGCACTTTTATTATAGACGAATTTTGCCATCTTAAACCGAACAAGGGAATAGACAATGTTATAGGAAGTGGATATTATTGTAGCTTAAATATTCACAGAAGAGATACTCCTTCGAGACGCGATGATCTTGAGTCTGCATGTTATGTCTTAGGGAATTTAATAAATCAAATAACATGGTTACATTGTAAATATGAAAAAAATATTATTTTAGAAAAGCAGCAATTTACAAAAATAGTGAATGTGGTTTGGTTGAAAAAGCTATATGATGAAATACGCGGCCTTAATTTTAATGAAACAATTTCATTTGAATGCATAAAAAATATTATTGACAAAACAACTTAAAGATTTTACAATTTATAATAATATTAGTGTAATGACTGACTCTGTAAACTCGACTAGTAATTTTGTTTCCCAATATTATTCCCGCACGGAACGGGTTGTTGGTAGAGTAAAGTGGTTTAATAGTAAAACTGGTTTTGGATTTATTAGTACCCTTGGCGATTCCCCCAAGGACATTTTTGTTCATCATTCCGAACTTCAGGTCAAGGATGAACAATATAGATACTTATTTCAAGGAGAATTTGTTGAATTCCTAATCGGTACTCCTCAAGAAGGATCGGAGTATGAAGCGGTCGCCAAAGAAGTTACTGGTTTGTTTAAAGAGATGTTGATGTGTGAAACTAAACGCATTGCTCGTTTGTCCATTACCAAGGGAGAGTCAGAGGAAGTAGAGCCTGGGTTTCAGCAAGTTCGTCCTCGCCGCTCACGTGGAGGCGGTCCTCGTCAATTGCGTTCCAGTTCAGGTTCAAAGGGTAGAAGTTCACCAACTAAGAGATCTTCATCTCAAGGCGCATCAGAATCCAAAGCTTAAACAATAAATACATTATAAAAAAAAATAAATCGAATTTTAATATTTTTTTACTTTTAATTATTAAAATTCAAATACTTTTTATATATATAAATGGATGAGTTTGAAAAGAGTTGTCAGTCTATTTATAACAAATTAAACATTAAGAAAGAAATCTCTAACCTTATATTTATTTATTCATTACCTAAAGTAGGTTCCACTTCATTAATGACAACATTGCGTATTTTTGGATCCTCCCTATTTAATTTAATACATGTTCATGACGAAAATATGTTTTGCAATATTTTAAACGAAAATGAATTGAAAATTATTGATTTCATCCAGTTTTGCGGAGAGAAAGACCATAAAGTGTTAGTTATTGATATTTACAGAGAACCGATTGAAAGAAAAATTTCTGATTTTTTTGAAAAAATCAGTTTACATTTTAATACTTCAGAAGATAATTTAAACAAATATTCTATTGAAACCCTAATTCATCGTTTTAATAATATATTCAAAGAAATTCCCAATTTAGATCCTTTCCGTAATAAATACAATATTAGATTACCAGATCAATTTGATTATTCAACAGGTTACAACTTATATCAACAAGGGAATATAAAATATCTGT